ATCTAAGTCTATTCTATAATTATTATTAGTATTTCTTAATAAACCAGCAGTAACTTCTCCTATATCAGCAGTAAATGCTGAAAGTTTATCTACAAATATTTCATTTGCTGTTAATTTATCTGTCCATAAATTATTGGTTATTATTTCATCTATGTATGCATTGTTAGCTATTATTTCATTTGTCCATACTGTACTTGCTATAAGTTGAGTTACATTAATCTCATTTGCTGTTATTTTATTTGCCCATAAATTGTTAGCTATAATCTCATCTATATAAGCATTATTAGCTATAATCTCATTTATCCATGCTGTACTTGCTATTAATTCACTTACATTTACTTCATTAGATGTTATTTTATTTGCAAAAGCATTAGCAACTATGAGTTCATCTACATATCCTGCATTAGCAACAAATTCATTAGCAAAAACTAAACTAGCAGTAAGTTCACTAACATTTATTTGATTCGCAGTTATAACATTAGCTGCTATTTCATTAGCAGTTATAGTATTTCCTAAAATTTCATTAGCTGTTATTTTATCAACAAAAACATTATTTGCAATTAATTCATCAACATATCCTTTATTAGCTACAAACTCATTAGTAAATATTTGACTAGATACTAATTCTCCAACATTAACCTCATTAGATGTTAATGTATTTGAAGCAATCTCTTGAGCAGTTATTTCTCCAGCTAATATCTTATTTGCTGTTATAGCATCTGCTGCTATTTTTCCTGCTGTTACGGTTAATGCTTGTAATTCAACAGTAGTTACACTACCCGCTAATAATTTAGGTGTTGTTATAGCATCATCTTCTATTTGAGTAGAGCCTATTTGACCAGTAATATTGTCTGTACTTACTTCCGTAGTCCATTCAGTACCTATGTATCGGTATAAATTATTATCCGTTGTGAGGTAAACTATAGTACCTTTATTAGCACTTATTGGTAATATATCAACTACATCAACACCTAATGGTGAATTATTAAAAGTATCCTCAAGATCGGGTAATTTTGTATTATTTAAATTAAATAAATTATCTTCAAGTGAAGGTATTTTAATATTATTTAAATTATCTAAGTCACTTGTTAATCCTGGTATTTTAACATTATTTAGAGTATCAAGTTGATTTTGTACATTTGGTAATTCTATATTATTTAAATTATCTAACTGACTTTGTAAATTAGGTAGTTCTATATTATTTAAGTCATCTAACTGGTTTTGTAGATTTGGTATCTTTATATTATTTAGATCAGCTAATTTACTATCAAGTAAAGGAAGCTTAATATTATTTAAATCATCTAATTGACTTTGTAAATTGGGTAATTTTACATTATTTAGATCGGCTAATTTATCGTCAAGAAGTGGTAATTTTACATTATTTAAGTCATTTATTTGACTTTGTAAATTAGGTAATTCTATGTTATTTAAATTATCTAATTTACCATCAAGTAAACTTAAGTTATCCTGGAGAATATTTAATTCACCATCAAGATTTATTATATCAATTTCATCATTATTTATACTAGCGTCATTATTATTTATATTATTTTCTATTTCATCTATAAGACTAAGTAAATAATTAACTTGATGAATAGTTCGTACTAATGCCTCTTCACAAATACCTTGTATAACATTTACAGGAGGAAGAACAGAAGGATAATCATTATCTACATAGAGAAAGGTAGGTTTATTATCTGTAAATAATTCTATATCTGAAGGATCAGTAGATATATCTGGAAAGGACTTAGTACTATATACTGTATTATAAGGAGGCCATAGTTTTAACTTTCTATCTACAACAGAATATGTATCAGACTGAGGTCTTACAAATATAGTTGTATTTTGAAGCATTATATCTCACTATCTTCATCTATAAATAGATATAACCTATTAATTACTGAATTAACATCACCAGATGCTATATCAGTTGGCCCTGAAGTATCTGGTTTTTCAGCAAGAAGTAAACATTTAGTAAAGGATTCTATATTAAGTGTAATATCATCTAATATAATTTGTTGTACAGGTTCTACTGTTCCCATAAGAGTATCTATAGATAAAGCAGTTTTATCTTCTGAGGTTCTGGCTATTAGCATACTATTACTATAATCATCATCTTTCCTAAGTCTAATAGATACTACAACAGACTCTCCTTTATAAGCAAGATGGAGAGGTGGATTTTCTGATTTTATATAAAAATCCTCTAACAGCTCTATAAAATATTCTTTAGTTTTCTCTACTGTATTACTATCAAAAGACCGTGTTATTTTAACCATAACATAACGTTCATTATCATCAAGTGTAACCTGATCAGTTAAAAGAGATTGAATATAGTCTTGTTGACTAATAGTAAATAAATCTAATTTATTTATTATTTGATCTTCTACTAAACTCATTATTATTTATATTTTATTAATTTTATGTTGCTGCACTAAAATCTACAAGTGTAATAATTTTTACTGTCCCAAGGACATTTATCTTCATCATTACATCTCCAGCAAAACCATTTCCTGTTCCATCACTCACCCATTGTACACTATTACCTACGACTGGATCAGCTGGATCAGCAGACAAGGGTGCTTGTGTTTGCTCGTTTGTTTGTACATTGCCAGTAAATGTATCACCTGAAAGGTTGGCTTTGCCAGAAAGGTCTTGATCGCCAGTATTTATTCCACCTACTGTTAAAAGATTAAGAGATCTTAAAAAAGTAACTAGTTGATTAGTATATTTTTTACCTCTGGGAACTTTGTTTTTAAAATTGTTTATTAGTCTATCAGTTTCTTTACTCATTATTATGTTATTTTATAGTTTTATATTTCATATATGCTAAACTATTATTATTTATAAACTTCTTTAGTTTAGTTTTATTACCTATTCTGCCTCTTGTAGCATCAAATCTATAGGCTGCTTTGTTTTTAACAATACATTTCTTCTTAAACCAGTTAAACCTAAAATAATACTTATCTGTATAATAAACAAACCATTTTTCTCCTTCTACATTATCCTTAGAGTATAGAGTATTGCCTTCATCTATTATTTCTTGTTTTAATTTATTAGATTCGTTCCAGTTAATGGTTGGTCGCTTCATATTTCTTTCTACTCTTATTATTTCTATTGTAGAAAGTCTATCTCCCATATTAAATACTCTTCCTTTATATATTACGGCTTCCATTACTTTTGTATTAAACTCTACACAAAGTTGTTGCCAAACAGAATATTCTAATTCTTCACCAGATTCTTTATAATCTTTAAATATATCTAATGATGTATAATCACTCATTTTAATTGATATTTTTTATTACAAAATTTCATCATTTCTTTAGAAGAAGATATTCCTGTTATTGTATATAAATATATATAAAGATTGTTCAAACTATACCACCACATTTTTGAATAGGGCGTTAAGTCATTCATTTTGTGTGCTTTAAGTAATGTTTCTTTATTCAAAATAAATTATTAATTGTTATTGTTAACTTTACAATTAATTCTAAGATAGATATTATTATTATTTTCATTTAAATATTTACCTTAATTTCATAATCTCGTTTACCATCTTTATCATATATAAATGCATATGCTGTTTTTGGTATAGCTGTAAATCCTTTACTCCAATGCCATTCATCTGTAACTGAGGTACTTCTTAAAAACATAACCTTACATCCTCTAAAGTCTTGTGCTTTCATAAAATCGTATCTTTTTTCGTGATGTATATCTCCAAGATAGAAAATTCCTTTATTTATTTCAGCCCAATGTTTTCTGCTATCGTTATCTGTTGACATTAAAGAAGGTAAATCAGCTGCTTTTCTATTTTTATCTCCATGAGCAAATCCAAAAAGCCATGTTCCATATCTATGATATTGTCTTGATTTATGTGAATCTACTATTTGGACATCTTCTTGATTTTCATATGCTACTAACATCATTTCAAGTAAATATTTAATTCTATCAGCATCATGGTTTCCTTGAACAATAATTACTTTTACTGGAGCTATTGATCTTGCTTTGTCAATACATTTTCTAAGTAAATTAAATCCTATACGAAAAGACTTCATAGGATCTACATGTATGCTTTCTTTCACATCTGTTCCTTTTTTAGTAGTAAGGTCTGCATCATTCGTATGAAAGAAATCATTACCAATAGGAAACAATATTTTTTCTGGAAATTTATTAGCTACTGATTCAAGTAAATCATCAAAGGCAGTTTCAAATATTTCTACATTACTTTCAAAAGTAGAATTTTCATCTGTATCTTTTGTAGAACTTATCTTAGGTAGGTGAGCATCAAATAAATTTAGAACAGCTATCCTTTCTGCTGAAAACTCTGGTTTATTTATTTTATAGGTATAGCTAGGTACGGTGTACTCAGAGATAGCTTGTTTAAAAGCATCCTCAGCGTCTATATTTTGTATATTATTAGATTTTTTCCTTGTTTCTACTGAAAAGTATGTTCCTGATGGTTGTTCTTTAAACCAAGTCATTTGATACATCTTCTTGATCAATACCATGTTTTTCTAAAAATTCTTGATATGAATCTGATATATCTTCTGAAGCATTTTCTACTTTTTGTTTAGTCCGATCATTTGCATTTGTAACTGTAGTTCCTTTATTATCTTTACTATTTTTATATAATGATCTGCTTGTAGCAACTATGCTTTTAGCATCTGTAATATTTTGAAAATTAAGTCTTTCTACTATTTCATTTGTTGCTGTTTTAGTTAATCCTGGATAGTTTTCAAAAAATTCATATGCTTTTTGTATATAGTTTTGTGTTTGTGAAGATTGATCTTCGATAGATAATATTTTCATATATTAAAATAATTTAAATTTAATAGGAATAGATGCTCCAATTAGATGTGCGTTATTCAAAGCATTATAATGATATGTTATTCTATATTGTTTAGAGGTAGTCCAAGAAAGACTTGGGCCTAATTCATTTGTTCCTGCAAAAGCTCCAATAGATAAATAACTTTTTGACTTTAATCTATATCTATCTGTTTGTTTAATAGTCTTTAATTTAGTAAGCGTAACAGTATTTATTTTTTCAATAATCTTTTCTTGTTTTAAAGTATATTCAAATACTTGATTATCTAATGATCCTGTTACATCTGTTTTCCATAATGCCCAAAGAGAGCTATCTTGATATGTAGTTGTATATTGTTTTGTAAAATCACTTGTATTTATATAATTATCTACAATTAAAGTATCTCTAATTGTATCTTGTTTACTTTCGGCTATATCTTTCCAATATTCTATTTTTGTTTGTAAACTATCTATATTAGTTGTGTCTTGGACAACTTCAATTGTGGATTTTTCAAATATATAATCATCTTTATAATAATTCCATATAGAAAATATAATAAAGGCCATTATACTTGTAGCAACTATTGTTATACCTATTTTCATAAAAGAATATAACTTTTAATTTTATTAATTACTAACGTATTTCTTCATCATCAATAGCTCCCCACATTTTTTCATTAATTTTATTAATTATTTTTGTAAAACCATTATTGTTTCCTCCAATATTTTCAGTAATACTTTTAAATTCAGTAATTATAAGATAAAAATAACCAAACCAATCTATATTTCTACAAAAACGAAGTACATCTCCTACCCAATTCTGTAAATCTGATCTTCCAAAAACATTTGCTATTCCAGTAAGTATAAAAAGTCCAACAGCATATTCTATAAATTTAATCCATGTTTGTCTAAGTCCTAAAGATTTAAGAGCTGTTTTATTTCTTTTAGCATTTACAATACCAGTTATAAGATCAATGATTATTAAAATTATTAAAAGTATAGCTGGTTCAGAAGGAGTTGAAAAAATTTCTGATATTATTGTCCAAATTGTTGCAAAAAAAGCTAATATTGTTTTTGGTATCCAATCATCTTTTAGAGTAAGCAAGTATTGTTTATATCTTAATTTTAATATTTCTGTTAGTATATACATGTCTTTATATAATTTCAAAAAAAAAGGAGAAGTAAAAAATATTACTCCTCCCCTCTTATAATATTGACTAAATTTAAAAAAACGGTATTTTTAAAAACCAAAGAAGGCTTTAAGATCTGCTGCTCCAGTACCGGTTGAAAAAGCAACATAAATTTGACGTGTATCATTTGCAGGAATTACTGCATGGTCATTGTCATTCTCATAATCAATAACTGCCAAATCATATGTTTCTCCACTAACTACATGGCTCTCAGGAGCTTGTGGGAAATAATTAGTCATTGTATAACTACGTGTCGCCCAAGAAAATTCCTCAAGATTTATAAGTTGATCAGGACTACCAATAGCAGTTTCAGGTGTTTGTGTTGAAGCAACACTTGCTCCTTTAGAAAGGATACCTCCTTTTGCTGTTTGGAAACTTGTTGCGGGTTCACCATCAACTGATTCTTCTCCTGTTACTGTAATAACTGCACCAGTAGAAGTAGCAGTTACAAAAGGATCAGAACCATTAATTTGTTCAACTAAAGCTGCGGCTATAGTAGTTTCATTCTCTCCGTCACGTACTACAGAAGCAGTAAGTCTAGGAAAAGGTTCAAAACCTTCCGTAACATTAATAAACTTAACATTAGCTTCACCATCACCTACGTCAGTAAAGTCTAGTGTTATTTCAGTTTGTTGCTGTACTTCAGCATTATAGGCCTGTACTCGAATAGCTTTAATTTTATCTTTATTTACATTTTCAATTTGTGGATTATCTCCTCCTCTAACAATAGTGAATTTTTCACCATCATTATTAGCAATACCTAAATCTTGTGTACCAGCAGTTAAATCTTCACGATCTATGACGGCTATTTTACCATCTACTACTTCAGAAGGATCATTTACAGTTACATCAGCTATTGCTGTTGCACCAGTATTTACGAATAATTGTCTTGTTGCACTCATTGTATTTTATATTTAATTGTCATTTTTATTAGAATTATTTCTAGTTTGTAGAAATAATTGTACTGCTAGTTCTATTATATCTTCATGTACGAAGTTTGGTAATTCGCAGTTTTGATTACCAACATCACCACCAGAAATAAATATTATCTCTTGCGGTTCTTTAATATAATTAATTATTACACTATTAACAATAAAGGTATTATCAGTATATATATCTATATTATTTTTACTAATATCAACTATAGGAGAGTGTTTCCTGGGTTTATTAAAAGGATCATTCAATAGCTTATATATATCATCCGATTGTGATAGTCTATTAGAAACTACTAATGTGCGTGAATCAACTCCTGTTTTTAATACTCTTATCGGATTAATTCCTGAATTATCAATTTCAATATCATCTTCATTTTCAAAATATTTTATTTTAGAACGATGACTAATAATATACATTAAGTCATCGGGAAGATCTACTTTCTCTGATTGTAAATTACTTACTCCTGAATTATCTCCGCTATAATAAGCATCTAATTCTGTATCCTTTATAAGTAATGTTTTAAGTTCATCCGTTAGCCTTTGACTTTGTTCAAAACCATCTCTTTTTGACGTAAGACCATCAAATTTTTGTTCTATAAATTTTAACTGTGCTTTATTAAGATAATAATGCACATCATTAGATTCTATTTTTTTACCTTGTATAGTATTATCATAATCTGTTGCTTCAATATGAAAGCTATCAAACATTTTTTCTGCATCCATAATATTATCCTTCTATTTGCTCTCTTTTCATTCTAGCATTTTCTCCTTTCATATCTTTTCTTGCTAATACTACAGCAAGATCAATAATATCCTTATGTGTATGAGGAGGAAGCTCGCAAGTAGTAGTCTCATCTACTTCAGGCGCGTCTCTTACTAATTCTTTTGGTGATCGTATATAAGTAAGAGCTACTTCATATATATCAGAATTTTCTTGACTATCATAAAATACATATATCATATTTCCTTCAATCAAAACAGGATTATTTCTAAACATTGGAGTATTAGATCTTGTCTTAATAAATTTTTGTATATTTTCTTGTTCTGCAAGATCATTATTAATCCAGTCTCCTTCTAATGTTATTCTTGTTTGAGAACGTATATAAAAATAAAACTCTTCTTGTAAACCATCTAATAATATACTTTTAGCATTATCAAATTGAGGAACAACATTTATAGCAATATTATCTATCATTTCTGTAGTAATAATAGTTCTGAGATTTTCAATAGCTTGTTGAGCTGTTGTATAAACCTTAATGTTTTGATTATCTGTATATCTACCTCTTAGTGGTACATATTGTTCATCAATAAATTGCTCTTGTGATCTATTTAAATACCAAATAATATCCTCAGAAACAATGGGTATATCCATTGCATTTAATTGTTGCTGAGTACCTTTTTGCATTGCTGTTACATCCATTATATTTCTTCTTTAATTGTTTGTTGTTCTAATTTAGTTGGTGATGCTGATTTAAAATCTCCAAGTATCATTCCCACAGCTATATCTACTATTTCATCATGGGTAGATATAGGTAACTCACAAACATCTACTTCTAATAAACCAGGAGTATCCAATACCATTTTATCTGGCTCTTTGGCATACACTATTAAAAAACTAGTAATATCTGATATTTGACTTTCATAAAATACTATTAAACCATCACCAGTAAGCATAACAGGACATCTTCTATATATAGAATTGTTATATTCAGATATAACATAGTCGTGTATTTCACCTGGAGAAATTAGTTTACATGGTCGCCAATCTGTACTATTAACTTTTACTTGACCATATCCATATTGAAAAAGTTTATTATTTAAATTACTCAGAGATACATTTTTTGCATTTTTAAATCCTTGAGCATCAATAATATAAATTTGATCAATAATTTCTGTTATCAATATGCTGGATAAATTATTATAAGATTCAGATTGTTTAATTTTGTCTGTTCTGCTTAAATTTTCTAAATCTTCTTGAAGATACACATTTTGTCTACGTATATATTCTCGTTGTGCTTTATTTAAATAATAACCTACTTCTTCATCAAGTAGATTATCAAATGCATTGGAGTTTACTTTTTGTACTCCAAGATTTACTCCAATGTGCATTTCTGTTACGTCCATAATTAAACTACATCTTTAAGTTTTGAACGAAGATCTAATACTACTTCTGAATTACGTTTGTTTTTAAAGTAGCTAATAGCTTCTGCGATAGAGTCTCCAATAGTAGTATCCATATAAAGAATGCTTTTTCCTTGTTTTCGGAAAATTCCTTTATCAATCATTTGATCAACTTCTGCTCTAATCTCTACATCAGGATCATTTGCCATTTTAACAAATGTTTTGGCATTTGATTCAATGAAAGAAGAAAGTCTATTTTGAAGTTCTTCTTTTGACAAACTAGACGTATCAATAGCAAGCAATACTCGTGTTAAAAGCTCAAGCTTATCTTTATCATCAGAAACTTCAGCAAGAACAATATATGCTTGTGTTTTACTTTTTACGGCAATATTATCTTTTTGTGTTTTTGCTACAGGATCATATATATAGAATTGTTTGTTATATCCTGATTTCATTTTATCTTCATTATCAGCAACTAAAGGATGTGCTTTAGCCCATACATAATTTAAATAATCCTTTACATTCAAAGGATTGTCATCTTTATCTTTTGCTATATTAAATACTTCTCCTTCCAGAGAAACAATAATTCTATGATTTTTCCAAAATTCATTTCTTTGATTGCCATAATCTGTGGCATTATCATTTATATTCAAATGTGTTCTAAGTAATTTTTCTTCTATTTCTTTATTTTCTATACCCAATGGTTGTCCGTTTTTAAAGACACTTCCTAAAACTAGGGTTGATTTATTTGCAATTTTAGCAGGAAGGTACGTTTGAGGTTTTTGACGTCTCAAATGTACGTGTGTGTTGTTATTAGTACTCATATATTAATGTATGATATATTTAGATTAAATTAGTAAAAAAATATAAAGGAAAATCAATTCCTTTATACCTATTAATTATTAAACTTCTTATTCTGCAATACATTGCAAATTAACAGAAGTATCAAATCGTGTAAGAACAATTCCACATGTTTTAAGATAATGAACAGAACCACCATCAATATCAGATGCTCGAAGTGAATTACCAGAAAAACCATTAGGAATTGTAGAACCTGCTACAGCCCATCGTAGCATTTCACGACCTTCTCGATTAACCATTTGAATATTGTTTTCACCCTCATAACGAGAGTTATCTACAAATACCATACGATAAGATTCAAGAGGGTATCCCGTTTCAGGATGTTTTCGTGAAGCTTGAGCTACAGCACCTTGATCATACGCAGGTACTCTAATCACATTAACAACATGACCATCAATATGCTTATAACTTGTAAAGAAACCATCAAGCGTTAACTCTCGGCCACTTCCAGTTACAAATTTATCTCGGTTAAATTGCTTATATGCATTAGCTTGAAGATTACCCTTCATGGCTTTGTCAAATTCTCGTGCTCCACCAGTTCCAGTATAAAGATTCACTTCCATGTTATCTGCATCACTCATTCCGAAGAATAAATCACCAACAACATTTTGTAGCTTATTTTCTGTAAGCTCAGAATATGTTTCTTTATTAATTATTTGTTCTAAAAGACCAGGGCCAATAACAATAGGCTGACCATTTTCATCTTTTAGTTGTGTTTCACCATTTTCATTATATGATTGCTTACCATGCCATAGGTAACTGTCATATTCTTGTTTCCATTGTAACATTTTTTGCCACTCTTCATAATCCATCCATAATTTAGACGTACCATTAGCAGTAGGAAGTTCAAATTCTGCAACTTCAGTAGTAGCTGTTCCACTCATTTGATAAGACTTACGTAAAGTAGTAAGTTTATGTCGAATCAAAGCGGGTGCTTGCCAATTAGATGCATTTCCTCGTGAGAAATCTGTTCCCACAGGAGCAAATAATTGAGCAAATAAAGCTCCTTGAGTTAAATCTTCTACTGGCATACTAGCTGCAGGATCTGGATCTATAAGTTGAAGTGAATAGGAGAAATTAGTACCAGAAGGTACCGGTTCTGCCATTATTCGTGCTTGTACTCCGCTTTGAGAAACAAGAACATAATCTTTAATAAACCAACGATCTGGAAATTCAAGTGTAAACCTGGAATGTCCTTGACCAACATTAGCAGTATTGGATGGAGTAGCAGCAAGTGTCCTTGAATGATCAAGACGAGACTGTACTCGATATTGGTATTCTTGTTTGTCAATAGATTTTGTGTTACCCAATCCTTCTGTACTCATCATAAGTGGAAATTGAGAATTTCCCTTACCACCAAGATAAGTAAGATAGGGCGACAGTTCAGCAGGGCTATTAATCATTGCCCTAGCCAAAGAGTTTTGATCTGTCATTCCTGTATCGTTATAGTGTTCTTTGTATACTTGCATTTTATTTATATTTTAAGTTATATATTAGAAAGAGACTATATTTTTAGGATCATCACTTATTTCTTTGTTTGATTCTCCCTTACCCTTTAGGTTCTCTTTGTTGTTAGATTTATTTAATTCTTCTCGAATATTTTTTGTTTTCTTACTATTCGCTTTATCATTA